TATAATTGTATTATTTTGAATAGTTGGTATTGTATCTAATATTGTTGTGTTTGCATTAGATGTAAGGTTAATACCAACAATATTACCAGTCATAGATACTGATGAACTTTGGTGGTTTATTGCAACAGGAGCCAAAACATTATTACTAGCAAAACCTGGTGCAACTAAAGAACTTGTTGTAAATGCAAAGGTTACTAAACTATTTAAATTGTTATTTGATACTGCTGGTCTAATAATAGATGATGTAGTAATGGTTGGGATTGTAGTAAAAATGTTATTATTACCACCAATATATCCATATGTTCCTTGTGTTACTAAAGTATTAACTCTATTACCACCGAAAATAATATTATTTGAACCTGATATTACAATTGAACCTGTTACATTATTAGATAACTGACCATTACCATTACCACCAGTTATTGTACCAAATATTAAATTTGATTGTGAAACTGCTGCTGATGCTGAAATGTAACCAAATGGTACCGCTAAAGAACTTGAATTTTGTGCTTCTGTAGTTACTTTAATTAAACCATTGTTTAATGTATTTGTTAATAAACTACCTGAAATAACTTGGTCACCTCTAAGATTTAATTGACCTAATATATTTACACTACCTGTAACATTAATATTACTAGACCTAATGGTTACATTATTAGAACCTGATATAATAACTGAACTTGTTGCTAAGAAATTTATTCCATTTGGTGAGTTAAAACTTATTGAACCAGATGATGCTGCATCCCAAGTATTAACGAAAAACAAATCACCTTGTGCTTGAATGAATGATTTTTCTGCCTGTAAGTTAATTGCTGTCTTTGTAAAACTACCACTTTCAACTTGAATATTTATATTACCTGTTGCAATTGGATTAGTTATGTTTACAGCACCATCTATATTTGTATCTTTTAAACTATTTGGTGTTGAACCTGCTTGTTGTTGATTAATCTTACCATCAACATTAATATTGTTTCTTGGATTTGAACCACCTGCAGTAAGATTAATATTACCATTACCTTGTGAGAATAAAGTAATACTAGTATTGTCTTTTGATGTTAAATTAATTGAAGATGTTGAAATATCAACCAATGGGTTACCTGTATTACCTGTAAATGTAATATTAAAAGAACCAGTAATGGTTTGGTCACCAATAAAGTTATTTGAACCAGTTGTTGCAAATTCCGATGTACTTGGCATTGGTGCATATGAAGCGGATACTGCGTGTGTTGCTTCTGATGCTGATAATGCTTGTGTAGCATAAGATGCTGTACCTACTAATGAACCTGTAATGGATGGTACACTTAATGAACCATTAATTGTTGTATTACCATTTACGGTTGCTCCACTTAATACAATTAAATTATTATGTATTTCAACTGAACCAGTTGCTTGTGGTGAATATATTGCGGCGTTACTTTCACCTTGAAAATCAATTAATAAATGACCATCCATAAAAATTGAACCAGATGATAAGTATAAATCTCTCCATTGTGCAGTAGGTGTACCTAAATCAAATTCATTATGTCCACCAGGTATAATAGAACCTGTAATTAATAATTGACCATTTAAATTTGAACTGCCAGATACATTTAATGAACTACTTAATATGCCAGGTGCACCTTGTATAAATGTATTATACATATTTGTTTGTGCATTGATTAATACATCTGCTAATGCACCATTACCACCTATTGTTAAAGTTCCAAAACTATCAGAAGAGGCATCATATATTGCATTTACTTTTAATTTACCTCCTGAACCATTTATAATAATTTCATTATTACCTGAACCTATTTCACCAATAACTAAATCATTACCTGTATTGTTATTAACAATTTTAACACTTCCTGATATGGTTTGGTTACCTTTAAATACATTTGAACCTGTGATTGCAAATGAACCTGTGTTTGTTGTATCAGGTGCATAAGATGCAGACACTGCATTCTGTGCTTGACTTGCAGATATTGCATTCTGTGCAAAACTTGACGAAATAGAAGTGTCTGAGTTTATAGCGTTACTTGCACTCAATGCATTTGTAGCATATGATGCAGTTCCTGTTAGGTTACCAACAAATCCAAGTGATGATGTTACACTACCTGTTATAACTAATGGTCCTGATGGTAATACAACCGTACCAAATAATGTTTGTGTATCGTTTGATGCGTCACCAAATTGGTTTGAACCACTTGAATATATAATTGAAGCAGTTTCATAAACTGTTTCTAAATAAGTAATTGATGCTGATGTTGCGGTTAGTGTACCACTAATACCTAAACTTCCTGTGATTGATTGGTTACCGCCAGCAGAACCTGTGGTGATTAATCCATTTCTATTAATTGAACCTGTAACACCTTCTAATGATGTTAATCTATTGTTTTGTCCTAAATCAGTTGTAGCAATAGAACTTGATAATGAAGTTAAAGAACTTGTTGTTGCAAGTCCTGCAATTACATTGTTCTGATTTAAATCGGTTGTTGCAATACTTGAAGATAAACTTGTTAAAGATGATGTGGTTGCTAATGAACCAGTAATACCTTCAATAGAAGTTAATCTATTGTTTTGTCCTAAGTCAGTTGTTGCTATTGAACCTGATAATGTTATTAATGATGAGGTTGTTGCTAAAGTAGCAATAACATTGTTCTGACTTAAATCAGTTACCGCAATACTTGATGATAAAGAAGTTAGTGACCCTGTTGTTACAAGACCATTTATCTGATTTTGTAATGAACCTGTTTCAACATTTAATCCTGCAAGTTGTGTGTTAACAGAACTTGTGTAAGCGTTGAATGATGAGGTGGTAACTAAAGAACCTGTATTAATAGTTATTACTTGTCCATTCACAGTTAGTGAACCAGATATATTAACTTCTGTCAAACTCATTTGTAATGGAGAATTATCCCCATCACCTGTTTGTACAGTTTGAAGTGTATTAGTTAGACCATTAGTACTATCAGTCATTTTTAATAGACCTTGATAGGATGATGATACGAAGAGATTATTAAGTTGCCCCATAATGTGTTAAATATTTTTTGTTATGTATTTTTCCATTCTTTATTAACGTTTTTCCATAATTCAGCCAAGTCAGACCATCTGTTAGCAAATGGTCTCTCAGGTAAATCACATCTGTTATAATCAAAAGGTTGTGATAATTGTATATTCATTACCCAACCAGTAAGTATTGTTTCATAGTTCTCAAGGAACGGTTCAACACCTGCTGGCCACAAACTCTCGTATTCTGATAAATAGAACGTTGCCATTATATCTTTCATAATCTCAAGAGTATCACTCATTACATCTCTTTGATTGGAATAGTCACTATTAAGTTGGTCTGTTACAATTATTTGAAAGTTGTATACCAATTCGTTTTGATTTAATAACGTGTCACCAGGAATAACATACATTCTTGTATACTTTGGTTCCTGTTTAGTTATTACATCCATTGTTAGTTGGGTTAAATCCCCATATCCAAATGAATTGATTTGTTCGTGGTTGTTTGCAAAATCTTCTAAGTCCTCTATTACTTGTTTATAATTTACTAAGTTTGTTGACACGGGTAATGTAAAACCTGAATAAATAGGTAGTACACATATGTTATAATCAAATGGTTGTTCTAAGGTGATGTTCATTGTCCATCCACCCAATATCGTTTCATACGCTTCAAGAAACGGTGTAACACTTGGACCCCATTCAGGAGTATAAAATAAACTAAAATCTCCATATTCTGGCCTATAAGATTGGTATATAATTGTAAATATGTCTTTTGAAATCTCCAATGTATCAGACATAACATCTCTTTGATTGGAATAATCTTCATTAATTCTATCTAATATAATGATGGAAAAGTCATATAATAATCTATTCTCATCTAATCTGACATTTCCTGGTACAACATACATCTTTGTATATACGGGTTCCTGTTCAGTTTCAATGTCCATTGTAATCTGTGTAATGTCACCGTAACCAAAAGAATTGATTTGTGGATGGTAATATGCCATACCACTTAAATCCTGTATAATTTGTTTATAATTTGTCATCTATTAAGAAATATAAATTTATCTGTGTTGTGTTATGAAATCTGACCACGTGCTCTTTTTGTTTCTACTTCTATATGTTTTTCCTTTTCTATTATATAGGATAACTGGTTTAAGATTTCAACGATTGACTTTTCTGTAATTTCTGTATGTCTTGATATGTCATCTTGAGCAACTCTGTTAAGAACCACATACCATCCAAATCTCTCCTCAAAAGACCTTTCATAAGGATTTTCCTCATCTTCCATAGCATCTTTAATTGCACCCAACTTATCTTCATCCAACTCGTCAAAGATGTTGGGGTATAGTTTGAAACATTCTTTGCGAACTGAATAAAAAAAAACTGAGCTCCTAATGCGACCTCCACGTTTAATCTGTTTTTAAATAGTTCTGCTCTATCATCTAATGTTTCCTGTGTATATTTTTCTATTAAGAACTTCTTCTTGTCCTTTGTGATTATCGGTCTGTAAAGTATTGCTGTGATAATATGTAAATAATCTAATACTTCCTCAGGTTTCTTTGTCATCAACGTATCAAGGTCAGCAAACTCACCAAACGACATCTTCTTCCACGATGGAAGAAATCCATACTCAATACCATCTAATTCAAATCTATCTAAGAATGCTGGTGTATTCTTTGGTAGGATAGAATATATCTGTGTAAACACAAAGTCTACTTTATCCCTTTCAGCTTCCAATAGTTTCTTTTGTGGTGCACCTGTTAGGATGTTAATTAGTTTTGTTGCAAAGTAATCGTCATCAAACAATCCTTTGACCTTGTAAATCTTTACGTAATCACCTAATGTGATATACTTTGGTATTCTGTATTCTATACCTTCTAATTCAAATGTTAGTTTCATATAAATGATATTGAGTATTTTCCTGTTGTTTTATTATTTTTAAGTTCAAAGTACATCCTCATCATTAATGCATCTGATAAGTCAGGAGATTTCCCCAATATTCTTTTCATATCATCTTTTGACATCACACCTACTTTGTTATCTTTATCTATGTCTTTTAATTTTATTGCTAATAGTTCTTGTGTTAAATCTTCTACCACAGCTGGTTCAAGTATGTTTAAACTAATCTTCTGTTCTCTAAACATCTCAGATAGTTTTATATAACATTGTGATTTAAGGTTTGTAAAGTTCTGTTCGTGTAATGGTCTTGCATTGTTCACAAAGTTTGTTGCTCTAAGTAAGTCACTAATACCACCACCAACACCATCACTATCTACAATTACATTCTGTGTGTGTATTCCGTTAAACTTCATTAGGTCCTGTATTTCGGTGTATAATTCTGTGGTGGATAGTTTCCTATACACGTGACAAGATATGACCACCATACCCACCCAAATCATTACTACGGACCTGTCATCACCAAATCGTGCAACGTCAATAGACATATACTTCTTTTCCTGTGCGTTTGGTTCTAATTTATATATAGAATTGGTTATGTCATCAAACTTAAATAAACTATCACTATCTTCTAAGTAATCCCAATCACCTTCTAATAATCTTTTACGTTGTTGTGGTGGTAACTCTTTTAACATATCAATATATGATGGTGGTAAGTGTGGGTTATCCATTGGTAAACTTGGAATGAATACTTGATTGTCTTGTAATCTATCCTGTATGAATGGTATGTAGAAATCCTTTTTAATCCAATTATTAGATGGGTTACAGGTCATCAATACCTTTGGTATTAACTTATACTCATTTAGTTTATATCTTATACGTGACTTAACTATACTGAATGCTAGTGATGTTATCTGTGCGGCTTCATCTATAAATGCTGCAGTAATCTCAAGGGAACCTAAACTATCATAGTTAGGGTCTGATGGATTGTATGCAAGGTCTTTGAATATTATCTCTGACCCATTATAGAATGATAGTACATTACTCTGTCCATTGAAATTGAAGTGTTGTCCACTCTTAAATCCCATAGTACCAAGTAAATCAAATAACGTATTAAGTGTTGTTAGTTTTAATTGTGTTAACACAGAACGACCTATCAGACATCTTATACCTTGATGATTTAAACATAGTGTTGTTATCCATAAACATCCCAACCAAGATTTACCTCCACCAGCAGAACCTCCAAATAAAACTATATTAGTTTTGTCATCGTTTAAGTTCTTCCACGCTTGTGATTGTCTTCTTGTAGGTGTTATATCAATTATGGACATATAGTATTCTATTTACCTTCTTATACTTTGCAACCTTATACTTGTTCTGAAATTCCTGAACAAAGAACCAGTCAGCCCATTCGTGGTCCTTCTTTAGTTTAATCTTCTGAGCCATATTAGTCTTGGTCATAAAACTACCTATATCTATTTTACCTAATTGTAATTTAGATTGTATGGGTATGTAATCTCTGTTAATCCAATCGTGTACCATATCACAATATACAAAGTGTTGGTTCTTACTTTCCTCTAACATTATATCAACAAACTCAGGGACATAGTAGTTATCTTCACCAGTCATTATCACCCATTCTTCTGTTGCGTTATCCAATCCGTGTTGACGAGGTGTGTGTCCCCAATCATTGTGTCTCTCAGGTAAGATGGTTAGTTTAATCCTTGGGTCATTAAAGAACGCTATAACAATCTTCATAGCTTCTTGTACATCTTCTTCAGGACAATCTGCAACAACGTGTGCTGTCCAATTAGGATTTGATTGTGATTGTAGTGACCCTAACATCGTTATTAGATGTGGTACTCTGTTGTAAGTTGGTATTATAAATTCTATTCTCATATTCTATCTTTAGTCATTTGGATGTATTGTTCTGATATATCAATTCCAATATAGTCCATATTATTTCTTTGTGCAACCACCGCTGTTGTTCCTGACCCATTATAACAATCTAATATCAGTCCATTTTCAGGACACGAACTCTTCACGATGTTCTCAACCAGTTCCTCAGGGAATGGTGCAGGATGTGGGTTGTTCTTTTCTTTGTTTATTCTCCATATACTTTTCTTGTGTGTTGCAAGGGATTTATTAAAGTATGGAATACTATCCCAATCCTTCTTAATCCAAAATAACCATTCAGTTGTTGGTAAGAAATAACTCTTATCTAACTTTGGTGTGTTACCTCTATCCCATACTATTACTTGTTTAACATTGTAATCATATACGTAGGATGGATGAATGGTATTGTGTTTGTGTAATATATCTATGTGGTTATAATAAATTGAACCAGTAGGTTTAATAATCCTCACGAGTTCATCTAATATCTCCTTCTGTTGTTTGATATACTCCTGTGGTTCTAAACTATCGTGGTACTCATCATACTTAATAATTCTTTTACCGAAGTCACTTCTATTCCTTATCCAATAATTTTTATTATATGGTGGTGACGTGACGACAAGGTCCACAAGATTACTTTCTATCTTCTTTAATTCTATTAAACTATCTCCATTTATTAATCTCATATTCTATAGGGTAACCCAAAAACGAAGTTTTACGCGTGGGTATGTTAAATTTTTTTACTCTGTTAGGTTGATGTTAATACTAATTGGTTCACCACCTGATGTGATGTCAATCTTCTTATTCTCAAGACCATAGAGTTTATTAATGTCTGCTAAGGTTTCACGTTCCACCCTCTTATTGTTGTCAGTTCTGGCCCTAGTAAGTAAGTCAAAGTACCTTGATAACTGCTCGGAGATAATTTCTTCCGTCTGTTCTTCAAACCTTGCTTTAATTCTATCCTTGCAATCTTTCCAAATAGTTTCAGCCGCACGTTCTGTAATGCCCCATTTCTTGGCACCGAGTTGTCTGAATTCTGTGTAGCTGAGTTTTTCATAGAGTATCATTTCAAATGCATCAGGTATTCTTTCTTCATATGTTGCAATGTTAGATTTCCTACCACCTTTATTTTCTTTTTCCATTATAGTTTTATTTTTAATTCATACTCAATGTAGTTCTTTAACTTTCTTGCTTGAGTGTTTACACACGTTTTACATCCCCAATCAAAGTTTTCGTTGAATATATATTTATATACTTCATTTACGAATGGTCTTTCTTCTTCTTTAATACCACCCAATAAATCATATGCTAGTTTAATTTGTTCGTTATTGAATGATATTGTTTCATCCATCACTGGTTCTAATTTAGTAACCACCTTTTTCTTTTTACAACTTGTACATCCCATATATATAAATATTAAAAATTGTTAATTAAAATCTCAACACCAACTAATTTCTTCCCTCGGTTACTTGCTGACTTCAAAAACTCCTTCTTATACCATTTAAAATCGTTCTCAGGGAACCATTCAGATAGTAATGGGAAATCATAGTACGAGAGTGAGAACTTACCTTGTATGGTACTTAAAATCCTTGCAAGACGTTCGTGAT